TGGTCCATGCACCGATTGGAACACCGGCTCGGTAAAGGCACGTTTCCGGCTCAGGCTCTGGCTGTCGCTTGTCTTCAGTCGTGGTGAATCCAGAATCTATGACAGACCAATTAGCCCCATTATCAAAAGATCTATGAAGCTGCACTGATCCCGTAAAGCTCCCACCAGCGATGACCGACTGAGCGGTGCCTACTGATCCCACAACTAATGTAAGATTCACCCTGTCCGTCCCCTGCACCATTAATGACGATGTCCAAATATTCGAATTATTTAGCTCTGTCCAAATTGTATGTCCCATTTTTATGTCCTCACGTTGTGTTTTCTTTCATACTGCCCTTACCCTCGGCCTAACCGTTTTCGGAGGAATCATTTCGTCCTCATAAGCATATCTCAACCCATCAATATGATGATTATCCTTATCAACCGGCTGATTGGTGACCTCCCCATCCTTGTTCTTTTTCCAGTGATAAATATCGAACTCATTCTTTGTGGCCTGGAGTGTTTTATCAATCTTGATATTCTGTTGCTGTAGCCACTGTATTCCGTGTATTATTGAATCTTTACCCTTTCTGGCCGGGACTGCCCTTATCCCCAGGTTTTTTAATTCCTGTATTGATTTTGGCTCAGCGCTATCACACACGACAGGCTCTTTACCAATAATTGGCTTTAGTTGCTCGGCTATCTGATCGTTCGTTAACCCAAACTCGTGCAGTTCCTGAAATATATATATAGTCTTGGTTGCCTTGTGGTAATACGACTGATTAAATGCCGTTGGGTCGTTTGAGTACCCAAAATCAAGCCCGTTCTTTATCACATCAAAGGTTTTGTATATTGGGTCGTTTAATATATCCACTGATTCTACATTTCGAAATATAACATCGCCCAATATGCCCCAATTTCCGAGTGTATAAACATTGTAATAATATTCGTCGGTTTCATTTTCCAGCAGCTCAATATCTTGTTTGTCTAAAAACTGATTGTCTTTGTATGTCGACTTAAAGATAAAAAGATCGCCCTTACGGAGAACATTTTCACCTTCATCCCACCCACTGAAAAGGGTCTTGTATATCCAGTGTGATTTCAGGATCGGGTTAAAAGAATATGTAAACCGTTTTTTTACCCCCTTAGCATCTCCCCGTAGGCGTTTCTTGAGCTGTTTTATATCAGCTTCTTTCATCTCCGTGGCTTCCTCTGCCCATACATCTGTTAAAACGCCCCTTTCCGGAGTGATTGATTTTATTTTCTCAACATCGTCAAGACCCTTTAAGATTATCTGGTAACCATTCTTGCATGTAATCGTCATCTCAGATTTATTGATGGTGAAAAGATCACCTACCCCCCAAGAATAAATGACTTTTTTGAGCTCATTATACACTGAGGCCCGAAGTGTATTTGATACGTTTCTGACACCAAGATAATTCCTTCCCCCTTTCAAGAGATCATATATGGCCCTCTGTGATAGAAATCTTGACTTGCCCGATGATGACCCCCCAAAAAACACCTGCTCGTATGTTATGTCTTCAAGGAACTTAAAGAAGCTCTTGTTAAAGATGCCCGGACTTATGTTTACATTAACCCTACTCATTTTCAAGCTTGACTTTTATTTCTAAAGGACCACCGCCCTGTCCACCGAGTTCATACTTACTGGTATCCTTTTGGCCGAGCCATTGTTTACCTAACCAGATTAGCATAGCGGTGTTGCCATTCTCAGCCGCCTTAAATTGTAATCTTCTAAGGCTAATTTTACCTGGCTTTGATTTTATTTTATATACATCCGCAAATGTCATTTCGTGCTTTTCCTTACATCTGCGTTCGATGGTATCCTCTGAGCAATTAAACCACGATGCTATTTCAGCCAATGTACATTGCAAGAGGCATAGTTTATCAAACTCATCCCAATTAATCTTGATCTTAGGCCTGCCCATTGTGGTCTGTACGTTTGTTTCTTTAGACATTGTTGTATTTTTTGGCATTACAGGAAAAACATAGGGTTTGAAGGTTGTCTTCCTCCATGCCTCCTCCCTTACTTTCAGGTATTATGTGATCTATTGATAAGTCCTGCCGCTTACCACATTTTTTACAGGTAAAATTGTCCCTTTCCCATACCTTCCACCGTAGACCCTTTGGTATGTATGCTTTTTTATTAAATATTATTGGTTTTCCTGGGATTTCTGATGACAGGATAGAGATGTCTTTCAGGTCATTGTCTTTGGAATCTAAAAAATCAAATGGATTCATTTGACAGTCATGTCTTTTTGGATTGTTTTAACAGGTTAGAATTACAAGCGATGTGGGTTGTTTGCGTGGTCGCTTGGCCACTGTAAAAAATAGTTGTTATTATTTTAATATTATTATATGTGGTTTGTCAATGATAAAAAAATAGCCTCTAATCACCCTTTACAGGCGGTACAAAGAGGCTATTTTCTTGAAGTGTTTTAAAACCTTATCGAATAACTTAAAACCATAACGGCAATAATCTCTTTTTCTCAACCTCCCTTCTCTCGTTAAAGCGGTGATTATGTATATATAATACACTATCCATGTTGGCTTGTCAAGCTATTTTTCCCGTTCCGCTGTAAATTTTATCTCACCGTTTTCATCATATTCACCAACAATATTATACGTGGGTATCTTTTCCCCTGGCTTAAGCTCATCAAACATATACGAAATCGCTACGTATTCATTTAAACTAAAATATAAACACTCACATCTCATAACTATCATTTTCCCCATTAACCTCATCATATTATCCGGAGCGGTTTTAACGAAATCGATTGTAACTGTAAATCGCCCCATACGGTTCATCAACTGCAACGACTGGTCTATTCCAATCAATTCGGGATCAAAAGTATGGCTCATTTCTTTTTCCTTTCCCCTCTCATTACATAAAAACCTTGTCTTCTGTTAATTTTGGATCTTCTGGCGGCTTCTTGCACTCACATTTTTTCAACATTAAATCGAAATATTTCTTGGAATAATCCATGGCTTGTTCATTCCAAAACTTAACCCATCGAATTAATGTGAGATTGTAATCTCTTAACATTTTTATTTCTTCATCCTTGCTCATCGCATTGGTCTTAATCTTTTTTATTTCTTCGTTTGTATTTTCATCATGAACGGCTCCTACAAGTCTTGATCCAATTTTTCCCACACATCCCCCTTACAAGGAATATTTAGATATCTAGGAGGGTTGAGGGGTGGAGCATAACTGGAAAGATCAAGAGATAGAAATTCCATTCAGCGTGATACTTAGCAGATGTAACGATTGGAATGAATTCTGCGCTGCCTCAAGGTCGGCAGTCCATTCGCCCAATAAATCAAATCGCTCTGACTCGACAAAGGTTAATCTTTCCTCATCATACCATGCAATTTTCCCCTGGCCTCGTATAAAAACGCAATATCGTTTATCCGATCCACCGTGTTTGTCAGCATACGAATATTCGATTATTCCCTCACAATCTCCCTTAAGACCCGTAAATCCGTCTTTGGAGCTTGAATTGATATAAACTAAATCACCCCTGTTAAATTTCTGGTTCATCTGGATCTCCTAAAAGCATTTCATAAACACACTTTTTGTGTATTGTCTTATCTTTAATCACCGCCAAAACACTGTCACACATTATAAAACGACGCTCTCCGAACTCTATCTCTTCGACAAGCTCACGCATCATTTTCTTGGGCATATAAACGACGCAGCGCTTATACCCCTTCTTTTTCAATAAAAACGATAAAAGCTTTCTGAATAAATCGCTCGGCCATGGTCGTGGACAATCAAAATCATTTTCTAATGGATTGTTATCCTTTGACATTTGACACCCCTTTCTTAAAATAATTAAAAGAATATTTGGCGGAGTTTTTAACCATGTCTTCGGTCATCGATTTTCGTATCTTGCGTGTATTCACATAAAGCTTAAAAAAGTCCATTATCGGAATATAATATACGTTCTTTTTCTTTCTCGGTATCCAAAACATTATCACAACATATGCAGGCATATTTCTAATTTTAAAACAATCGTATGGTCGCTTCTTATTAAATCTCGTTTTCTGTTTTTTAAACACTGGTGGATCAGGAATTTTATAACCAAACCCTCGTTTCGTTGTGCTCAAGTAAAGGCATTTTCTCTGATGTTTCGTTACAGCACTAAATGATATTGAAGTTCCCTTGCAAAGCTTAAGTTCAAAAACCCCATATATCTTATTTTTTTTATTAAAATCTCTTTGAAAGTCTTTTTCTTTCATCAGGGCCTCCTGCCCCATAGAGAAATGCCAACAAGTATCGCAAAACCTATATACCAAATAAAAGCAATAACCCCCTAAGTCCGTTAAGTTTTAGCCAGAGCCATAGCCAGAGCCATCGCCAGAGCCATCGCCAGAGCCATCGCCAGAGCCATCGCCAGAGCCATAGCCATAGCCATCGCCAGAGCCATCGCCATAGCCATAGCCATCGCCAGAGCCATCGCCAGAGCCATCGCCAGAGCCATAGCCATAGCCATAGCCAGAGCCATAGCCAGAACTGTTTTTATTTATACTTTCCATTCTGGCACCTCTTCGATGTTTTTTGCAGCTTCTTTTGTACAGGCTATTATTTCTATTACGCCTACAAGTTCATGGTTGGACGTTCTAACAGAAAAGCGGCACTCAGATGGTTTTGTAACCCCACTAACAGCCATCTGAGACAACGAAGCCGCCCCATCCCAGTAATGAATACGTCGGCACATATCCATGATAACTGATGTCTCTGATTTGCGTTTTTTAATTATTCCCGCAAAAACACCAGCTGAGTAAGTTCTAATAATAAAGTAATTAGATAAATCTACATTTGGTACTTCATGGCCTTTCTTTACATATTTAACGCCATTAATCTCGACTTCATTAAGTTCTTGTTTCATGTTATTCCTCCAGCGGTTGTGGGTGATCAAGTAAATAGTCTCGAAGATCATTTAGTAAATCATCAAACGGAAATCCTCTTCCTGGATCGATCTTTCTGTCAGGATCGATATCAGAGTGCCGTAATACGTTTTCGAATGGGATACTAAACTCTGTCAGCCATGTCATTATACACTTCAACCCCGCCTCGTACTGCTCGTGTGATATGTAATCTTCTTTTATTTTCTCTTTGAATGTATTGTAAGGCAGATAACCCAATAAATCTTAAATATTCAGGTGCATAAAACGTCCCAAGCCTATTATCGTGAACAAACTCCCCCATAGAGTGCACAATAATTTTTTTCGGGTTTTGCTTATGAAACCCCTTGCGAATCGGCATTTCAATTATTTGTTCGTGCATATCAATCATATCATCTCCATTCCCTCCAATTATCAACAATATGACACAAAATGTCGTCGATAATTTCAGGTTTGTATTCGAGAATGTACTTTAACACCCTCTGTTTTTTGTTTTTAATCTTCATCTTTCCTTGGTGTTCCAAGCCTATGTGACACCCATGGCATTCTGGCAGTGTGAATATATCATGATTTTTCATTCCCATTCCGATAGCATCGCAGGGTATCCCAAGGTTTTGGTGGGCAGACTCAACCTGTAACCAAGATCCGCAGTGCTCACAGAAATGTTCTCGGATAAACTTCTTGTATTTCTCGTCTCGTATGGTCATTCTTTTGGGAAAGTTTGTCATTATACACCCATTAAGTCGTTTATACTAAACCCTTCGCATATTCTAACGCCCTTTTGTTTAAAAACTCATACAGCTTTATTCCATGGTATTCTTTTCTAAACGCTTCACTTGTACTTACCATTACATATCCAGTTCGGTTTTTATATTCGAACATAACTCTCATTTGAATTAAGTTCATATTGCCAAATTTTATTTTCTGTTTAAAAGTATGATAAAAAGAATCCCATATTTCTTTTATGGCAAATTCCCTATTAAGTTCATTTAACTCAATATTAAATTTATTTACTATTTCCACATTATCATAATTATCTATAGTAAATTCCTTTACCAAAACAACATAGCTTCCCAT